CTGGCGACGGTTCGGGTGGTACGTGTGGGATAAGATCACCAGCGTGTGCAGAAAAAACGATGGCCGCCCATTACTTCAGCATGAGTGGGTGTTTCACTTCAACAGGGTATCGGTGCCTTGCACTGAATGGGTGGAGTGTGCAGACGCCGGCAAAGAGCGACCGAAAACGTGCCAACGGGGGGCAGATGGTCGCGTTAGGCCAATGTGTACGCCGGGAAAGATCAAATCACACAAGCCACCGAGTACGATTGCCCGGATCCAATGCGAGCACGCAACAGATGCAAGCTCAGGGGTTGAGCACCCCGCACGATTTTCGGTCGCATTTGCCGACTACTGGGCGCGTACATGGCCCGGCGACATCTTCGAACCCTTCCTCGGCTCCGGCTCCACGCTGATTGCAGCCGAGCAGCTCGGGCGGCGATGCTACGGGATCGAGATCGAGCCCCGATACGTCGACGTGATTGTCAAGCGGTGGGAGAACCTGACGGGGAAGAAGGCGACACTCGAGGGGCGCGGGAAACGCTCCCGAAAATAGTAGGTGCCAGGCAATGGCATGGCAAAGCGAGCAGCGAAGAAAAAGAAGCGGAAGGCCAAACCCAGGCCGAAGCCGCGCAAGAAGCAGGCAGGGGCAGACCTCCAGTACGAGGTGCTCTGTGAGCTATCGCACAGCATCCCCCAGAAGCTTATCCGCGAGTTCACGCGCACGACCGAGCGGCCTCGGGGTTATCAATCCAAGCAGATCAACGAGCAGGCCCAGCGGTACGGGCTCCCCTTCGGCGGCGAGACGTGGGACCTCGAGGCGTTGCTGCGGGCGCTGTTCGATTTCCTGGCGAAGATCAGCCCCCACTATCAGCGATGGCTCGAGGGCGGCGGCGACCTGCCGGGTTCGCGGGAGACGCCTTCACTCGAGCGCGGGCGGATGGCGAAAGCCGAGCTTGCCGAGTTGCAGCTTGAGGAGCGTCGGGGCCTCGTCATTCCCCGGGAGGACGTGCACGAGGGGCTGATGGAATTCGCGAAGGTGCTTCGGGGTGCGGGCGACAGGTTGCAGCGGCAGCACGGATCGGCGGCGTATGAGATTCTCGACGACGCTCTGACCAGCGCGATAGCGGCCGTGGAGCGGACGCTGGCGGAAAGGAACGGTAAACATCGCGGTGCAAGGTGACTCCGGATGATGACGGTAGCGACGACAACCCCAGCTCTTGAAGAGTGGCGATGGGCGGCCGATCACGCCCGCGCCCCTCGGCTGCGCTCCATGCGCGAGTTCATGGAGACGGAGTACATTCCCGCCAAGGGCAAATTCGCGGGGCTGAAGTTCCGCTGTGATCGCCAACCCTTAACGCGGCTATGGTTCGAAGAGATCGACAGCGGACGGTGGACGCGGCACTGGTGCACGGGGCCCTCGCAGGCGAGCAAGACAACGATCGGCTTCAACGCCGCGCTGCTCTATCACCTGTTTGAGCGGCGTGAGACGGTGATCTGTGGCGTGCCGACGCTCGACATGGTCACCGACAAGTGGATGGATGACATCAAGCCGGCAATCGAAGCCTGCCCGCGTTACCGGCGGTTCATGCCCTCGGCTGGCAAGGGCTCCCGCGGTGGAACGTCGATCAGTTTCCGACTCGGCAACGGGGCAGAGTTGCGGTTTATGACAGCGGGCGGGTCTGACAAGGGCCGAGCGGGCAAGACTACGCGCGTACTCGTCATCACCGAAGTGGACGGGTTCGACGAGAGCAGCGAGACGAGCCGGGAATCCGATAAGCTCACCCAGCTACGGGCCCGACTGCGCGGTTGGAGCCAGGACGAAACCACCGAATTCGGCGAGTGCACGCTCAGCACGGTCGAGGGCCGCACTAATCAGGAGATCACGAAGGGCAGCAACAGCCGGATCGTGCTCCCGTGCCCACATTGCGGGGCATGGGTGGTGCCTGAGCGCGAGGACGTGCACGGGTGGGAAGATGCCGACGATGAAATCACGGCCTGGGAGAATACGCTTTTCTATTGCCCGGCCTGCCAGAAACCCTGGACGGAGGAGGAGCGGACGGCGGCGAATCATGCCTGTCGGCTCGTGCACCGGGGCCAAGAGATCGACGCGGAGGGGAACATCTCCGGCGAACCCCCGCGGACTCGGACGCTCGGCTTTCGCTGGTCGGCGGTCCACAACCTGTTTCGCAAGGCGGGAGACGTGGGTGTCGACCTCTGGACGGCGGCCCGGGCGGTCGACGAAGAGAACGCAGAGAAGGAACTCTGCCAGTTTGTGTTCGCGGTGCCCTACTCCGCCCCTGACGTCGAGGAAACCCCGCTCAGCGCCGAGGCGCTGCAGCGGCGGACCCGGGATCTCCGTCGCGGCGTCGTGCCCGACAAGGTGCAGCATCTGACCCTCGGCGTCGACATGCACAAGCGGTTCGGGTGCTACACACTCATAGCGTGGTTGCCGGACGGGCGGGCCCACATCGCGGACTACGGAACCTTTGAGATTCAGAGCGACGATATGGGCCTTGAGCGTGCGACGCTGGCAGCTCTTCGCGATCTTCGCGACACGGTCAATGCCGGCTGGGGATTGGTCACCGGCGGCGTGCGTGTACCCGACCAGGTGTGGATCGACGCAGGATGGGGTCCGCAGACCGACTCGATATACAAGTTCTGCAGGGAATCCGGGCAGCGATTCCGCCCGCTCGTCGGTCGCGGGGTAGGCCAGCAATACACGAAGAGCTACGTGCGGCCGAAGAAAACCGGGGCCGAGGTTCGCAAGATCGGCGACGCCTACCATATCAGCTTCCAACGGACCGCCCGGGTGCTGCTGGTCGAGATCAACGTCGACTTCTGGAAAACGTGGGTACACGAGCGGCTCGCGTCTGACCCCGACAAGGGCGGCGCGATGACACTTTTCAAGGCTGAGCCTCGCGAGCACGTTCGCTTCACGAAGGAACTAACGGCCGAGCGGCTCATCGAGGAATACAAGCCCGGCAAGGGCACGGTCCTGCGATGGGAGGCCCTACGCCGGGCGAATCACTACCTCGACTCGACGGTGTACGCCTCGGTCGCAGGGCATTTTTGCGGGTTCCGGCTGGTGCCTGATGCGAAACCCCGACAGGCTCGCACGGACGGCAGGTCGCGCCGGCATCGATTGACGACGCCGGACGGGCGACCGTTTTTACTTACGGAAAGGACTCTGTAGTGGCGAAGCAGCGAAACACGGCAGCGAAACAGACGGGCAATGTGCGGATCGACTTCCATGTCGGGGAGATTGACCCCGATTGCTATGTCGGCAATCACGTCGACGTGCACCTCGACCATCGGCAGAAGGTCGCGATGCGGCGGCTACTTAACGGGATGCTCGGTCAAAAATTAGCGAACGGTCGACTTGTTCAAACCTACGGTGACGTCGTGCGGCATATCTGCGATCGTGTGGCCGAGGCGACCTGATCCGACCCGTAAGCCGTCCGCACAATCCGTAGAATCCGCTCCCGGACACTTCGGACCCCGTTGTAATTCCATTTCCGGACGCCCAATGTCCGCGCATGGCATACACGACGTACACGGCGGCGCGAGCGGCCTACTTCGCCAACGCTGGCTACATGGTGGACAACTCGACCACCAAGGCCAAGGCGTTCATCGAGGCGTGTGTCGATCTGATCGGCTTCTGCACGAAGGCGAGCGAGAGCGGCGACAACCGCGTCGAGGATGATCCCACCAAATACGAAAAGCGGCTCGAACATGCCATGTCGTGGTGGCAAGCCAACGATTCCAGCGCCACGAGCAGCAGGCCCTCCGGATCAATCAAGCACGCTGACTTCCGGGAGTTCCGCGCATGAGCCGCCGTATACGACAGCGCAGCCCGGGCAGCCTGGCCGAGGCATTCGGCGATCTTCGCGCAGACTACGATGCGGCTAAGGGCAGTCGCTACCGTCGGAGTTTGACCGGTTACTCCGCGATGGGGTCCGGGGCTGATTACCACATCCGCAATTGGACCGACAACCTCCGGATGATGGAGCTGGCCCGGCACTTCGACCGCAACGACATGATCGTCGGGCAGGGAATCACGCGGCTTATTCGGAACGTGCTGCAAGGCGGAATGAAACTCGATCCGCAGACCGGCGACGACAAGGTCGATGCCGACCTGGCGGCCCGATGGAAAGACTGGTCGGAGGATCCGGCCAAGTGCGACAACGCGGCCGAGCACGATCTCCAGACCCTCGCGCAACTGACCCTACGGAGCGTGATCGTCGACGGTGACGAGTTCATCCTCCCGTTGCGCGAAAACGGATCGCTCGAACTGATCGAGGCTCATCGATGCCGGA